ATTCCTCACCCCTCGCGGGCGGCCGGGGCCAGCGGCCCCGCTGCCTACTGAAACGGAGGTTTTCTCGGCGTTTTCACTTGCACCCTCAATGGATGACAGTGCGGCGCGTTGCAAGGCATCCGCGACCACGTCAAGTTGTTGAGTTGTTTCCATGTTGTGATTCTCCCATCAATGCAAGCGCGGCTTTAACTTTGGCCTGATATGCCCGCTGCCTTTGGCGGGCGATCTCTTTGCGCTCCTCAGTCCAATGCGCTTGCAGTTTTGCAGCTCTTTGGGCATTCAGCTCTGGCGTGCGTGATGCTTTGCCGCCAGCCGCAATAAACGCGGCCCGCAACACAGGGTCGGCCATTCGCTCCTTGGCTTTTGCCGCAACCTTTGCCGCGACCTCTGGCCGCTTCATTGGATTGCGCTCACCCCTGACCCTGTCGGACTGCTCACGCGCCAACTGCTCCCACGATCTCTTAAATGCTTTGACCATCTCAATCTCCAACACCGCAACAAAATGATTGCGTCCTGACTATATCTCAGTCAGTGCACGCACCACCCCCCCCACCCCTACTGAGCGTGTGCATGTGCAGGTGCAACCCCCTTTTGAGGGGGGTTTGCACCATGCTGCACAAGGTCAGCACGTGCTACCTCGTGCACAGCGTGTGCAGCGTGTGCAGACTGATCTCGAGCAGGGCAATTTCGGCCCTGATCGCAGTCCTGATTGCATGGCGGGCAAGTCCTTGGAGCGCGCCCAAAGATCCTGTCCCAGCCCTCCTGATAGCCCTCGCCTGGCCGGCGATCGCTGCTTTTGCCGCCGTCTGAATGGTTCATTTCAATCTCCACAAAAGCATTCGACGCTGCCCGCGTCGTTGAACATGTCTGACTGGTCGGTCAGGAATTTGTGCATTTGGCTGTAGCTTGGCCGATCGCTGCGGAAGGTCGCCCCGACCGCATCCTCTTGACGCGCCCACCAAATGGCCCGCTCTGGCTTGTCCTTGATAAGCCCCAAGATCTGCTGGGGGCCCTTGAGGAAGCACAGGTCGCAGTTGCCCAAGGGCGTCACGCCGTCGCGGAAGGGCAAGCCCAGATCAAACGCTTGGCCGCGCCAAAAGGCCTGCACGTCTGCCTGGCTGACCTTGGCGTCAACCAGAGGCACCAACAGGCCCCGCGCTCGCAGTTTGGTGATGCGCAAGGGCTCGTCAGATCTGACGCCCACCATCGTGTCTGCGTCCACGTCAATGGAGCTCAGGTATTTGTTGATCACCTTGACCTTGAGCTCCTCGGTGCAGAACCTGGCCACGGGGTTGGGCAGGTAACTCTTAACGCGGACAAGCTCCTCAAACGGCTCGCCTTGCCTGGCTGCCGTCTCAAAGCTCACGATCTTGAAGCCCTTGTGTTGGTATTCCAGCCACGTGATGTCAATCCCCCAATGCTCCGAGCAGTCCTGAACGAACCGCAGGGTCGCCTCATCCTCCTTGCCTGTGTTGGCAAAGCAGACAACCGCGTCCTTGGGCAGGCTCATCCCGTGAGCCTGGAGCACCCGCCACAGCATGTACGCGCTGGTGCGGCCACCGCTGAAGCTGATGCAGGTCGGGCCGGTGATCTTGAACGGGTCGCTCATGCGTCATACCTCCTGCCAATCCCATGCTCGCGCTCAAGCGACCGGGCAAAGCCAATGACTTCCTTGTGCTCGCGCCAGAGCTCGACGATGCGTTGCTCGGGCAGCTCAACCACTTCCTCGGGCTCGCACACCTCCACGCCCTTAATGAGCTCGCCTGTGGGCACCAGGCGAATGAGTCTGGGTTCGCTCATGCCTGCCCCCTTGCTCGGATGGCGGCGGCGCACATCTCTGGCGTGGGCCAGTCTCCGCATGCTTCTTCGCCTGTGTAAATTTCCTCACACACCTTTGCACACGCCTCTCGCTCGGCCTCGATGGCCATTTGCCAAGTGCGCAGGAACACGTCCAGCTCCTCCCGCGTTGGCTCACCGAATGACCGGGTGATCTCCACCCAGGCGTGCTTCATTGCCTCGTTCATGTCTTTCTCCTTGTTGCCTTACGCGTCCAGCACGCGGCGCAGATCCAGCGCGTGGAGCTCATGTCGATGCCACCCTCGGGCGGCTTCTTTTCCTCGCACTGCGCGCACAGCCTCAGGCGCTGGGCGTTGCGCAGGTTGTCTGTGCTCTTGGGCATGTGCAGTTGCTGCTTCACGAAACTCATTGGTCGTCATCCTCTCGTTGTGCCCATGTGGGCGGTGCACCGCTGCCCAGCGCCACACGCGTCTGGCCAGCTGGCGTGAGCACCAGGCGCGTGCCCTCGGTGCGGTTGGCCCGTGTGTATTGCTGCTGGGCGATCAGGTTCTCGTACTCGAGCTCGCGCACCAGGACAAAGAAGTCCTTGCGGCCCAGCTGGTTCGGGAACCCTGGCGCGTTGCGCAGGGACACGTAGGCGTTGTTGTTGGCGTTGATGTTGGTGGACAGGGTGGCGCCGGCGTTGGCTGCCTCGCCGATCAGTTTGAGAATCGCAGCGCGTTGGGTATTTCGCACCAGCGTGGCCGCGGCCTTGAGGCCTGGTGATGTGCCAAAGCGCTTGAACACCTTGGAGCCGGGGTCGAACTCGATGCGCAGCTCCTCTTGGAGCGGGCCCAGGTTGCACTTTTCATGGCGCAGGACCACGTTGTCGGCGTCTCGCACCATCGCCCAGCGCGAGCGGGCCGAGTTGTTCCAGGCTGTCGAGCCGCTGAAGGTGGTGTTGGAGTCCAGCCCTGCCCCGCCGCGCACCGACGCCTTGTCGACGTGCGCCAGCAGCAGGACGGCGGCGCGGGTGACGTTGGCGATCAGGTTGAGCGCCCGCATGAACCCGCGCACCTCAGTGCGATCGTTCTCGTTGGCCGCAAACACGTCCGACGCGTTGTCGATGATGACCACGTTGGCACCTGTGGCCACGGTGACGTCGGCCAGCCACTGCATGCGCTCGGTGACGCCGCCGTCCTTCCACAGCACGCAGTCGGCCTGGGTCAGGTCATAGACCACCAGGCGATCGCGCAGCTCTGACATCGGCAGGCCCAGGTCCTGGCAAATGTTGGCCACGCGGAAATGCACCGTGCGGGCCTCGTCCTCACCGGACAGGATCAGCACCTTGGACGGCTTGGTGGCCAGGTCAAACAAGGGCATGCCGTGAACCATCGCCACGCCCAGCTGCAGGGACAGGTTGGACTTGCCCACGCCGCCGTTGGCAGACAGCAGGGTGACGGTGCCCTCGGGCAGCCAGCCCTCCAGACGCCACTGGGTGGGCTCGGGCTGCTTATGCTCAAGAGCGCCCCAGTCCATCGGCTGCAGTCCATCTGCCGAGGATTCCTCGGTGGTTGGCACAGGCTCATCCTGTGAGCCACCGGGCGTGGACAGCTTGACGTTGATGGTCGGCGGCTGGCGCTCCTCGGGAGCAAACTTCTCGGCCGACTTGACGGCGCGGGGGATCTCCTGGCGGCGTGACTCCCAGCGACGCAGCTCCTCCGGGTCGCCGGGCCGAATCTGGTCCATCAAGCTGTAGAGGAAGTCCACGGCCGCGCCGGGGAACATGCCACCGGCCACCAGGGACGCGGCTAGGCGGGTGATGCTTTCGTGATAGACGCGGGCCCCAGGGTTGGGATCGGTCAGGCCGGCGATCATTTCGCCGGCATGATTTGTTGCGCCAGTTGTTGAAGACTGTGTTTTCAAGGGCTGGGCGGCCACTCGCAGGCTGTCGAGATCAATGCCAACGGCCGAGCAGGCGTCGTCCAGGCTCCAGCGCACGTTCGGCTGCCAGACCTCGAGCTTGACCTGCCACTCGCCTGCAGGGCGTGGCTTGGTGTTGGTGCCGCCTGGCAGTCGCACGTACCGCACGCAGGCATTGCCCGATGCGTCATTGCTGCGGCCGCGTGCGGCCAGTGCTGACATGAGGCGGTCAATCAGCTGCCTATTTCGGGTATCTGTATCTTCCCCATCGAGAAAAATGCCGACCTGAAATTTGCCTGGTGATGTCTGCAGGGCATAGGAAAAACCCTGCACATCATGGAGTTGCACGTCATCCAGGACAAGCACAGCAAGCCGGACAAAGGCCGACTTGTTTCGAGCGATTTCCCCATCTGCCGTCGCCGTCAGGACCGACGTGCAGAAATAGGTGTTGTCTTGGACAGATCGGTCGATCAGGGCTGCCTGGTTTGGCAGTCCTTTGTAGGCGCGGCCAGCCCAGACGGTCGGGGGCGCGTTGTTTGGATCAGCGCGGAACGAGCACACCCAGCCGTGGGTGCCTGCCTCCATCTCGCCGTAGATCTCCGCGAGGAAGTCGCTGTTGGTCATCGTTGGTGCTCCGACGACCATGCTCACACCTCAACGGCGGCAAGCTCCTTGACTCCGATGCGCACGCGCTGCTGGCGTGCCATCTCGATAAGCTGCGGCCAGTACCGCTGGGGGATCAAGCCCCCGGTGCCCTGTGGGCTTGGCTGGCACCAGCGCGAGAGCGTTGATTTGTCGAGGCTCAGCGCCTGGGCCACTGCCGACTTTCCTCCAAGTTTTTCTATCACTGTGTAGGCGGGCTCAAGCGTATGGACGACGGGAATGCTCATGTGTTTAACTCCAATGGGTTGCGATTGACTCAACGCAGAGTTTATGACAACCTTGACGAACCCCTCAAAGAGGACCCGATGAATACCGAGTGGTTTCGTCAACTATTAGCCACGCGCAAGCTGTCGCAGCGTGGCCTGGCCAAGCTCATGGAGCTGGACCCTGCCGCGGTGTCGCTGATGCTACGCGGCCAGCGAAAAATGACCAACGAGGAGGCTCACCAGGTGAGCCTGATCCTTGGCGTGCCGATCACCGAGGTGCTGCGCCAGGCAGGCATCGAGGTGACAGACGACATCAGGCGCGTGAAGGTCACGGGGCACATTGACGATCAC